GTCGCGCCACCGCGCTTCTTCTGGAGGACGCTCCCGTCCTCCAGGATGTGCAGTTCCGCGTTTTGCAACGCGCTGTATTTCGCCCGTAAGACGCTCGCCACCTCGGGGATGCCGCCGTCGGCGGCTCCTAGATCGGCGAGCACGCCCAGGGCCTCGTAGAGGATCGGCGGGCAGTTCGCGTCGAAAGCCGTGACGTCCGCGTTGAATGCGGTGCGGCGCAGCCGCACGCGGTCGAAGACCGATCCCAGGTACGAGGCGGTCAGTGGTGCGCCAAGCCCGGTGTCCGTGGAGTCCCAGACGTCGCGCTTGTTCCGTTCGAGCTGGACGACCTGGTCGACGAACACGGACGGCAGGTCCTGCGCGATGATCGTGCGCACGCGCCCGGGCTCCGACGTGAGCCTTCGGGCGCCGAGCACCATCATCTTCGGGAACACGTGGTACGCCTGGGGCGGGTATTCGCCGCTCTCGAGGCAATGGGTGGTCGCGAGCATGATCGCGCGCATCCACCCCGTCTCCGCGAGCTCCGCGCGCGTCCGATGCCGCCCAATGAAGGGCAGCCCTGGCGAGTACTTGAGCACCAGGTGGCGCGCCACCGTCTCCGGCGTGACCACACCGGGCGCCCGGAACGCTTGCGGGTATTGTGCGTAAAGTGCGCTCGCCACGTCGAACGCGCGGGTGCGCTCCGCGCTCGTTAGCACCGGCGTGTCGTGAACGTAACGCTCGATCGACGCGTGGATGTTCTCAGCGCTCGCCGTCCATACGCCGTCCAGGCCCGCCTCGCCCCCGAGCGACAGATATCGCTCGACGCGCTCCGTCAAACCGTCGTCCACCTGGTGGGCGACGCTCGATAGGAGCGACGGCCAGGCGAGCTCTTGCTCAGCCACGCGCGGCCTGCGCGGCCGGAAGACGGGTCGCACGAACGCACTGGTCGCTGAGAGGGCCGCCTGTTCGGTGGGTCTGAAAGCGTTCAGGTTGCCGGCGATCGTTTCCACGGCGGTCCCGCTGAACGTTTGGAGGCGCATCGGGCGTAACCCCAGCGCGAGCCAGTCCGCGCGGCGCAATCGCTTTAGCGCCTTCCGCTGCAGGATCGCCCATGCGTTCCTTCGGCGCGCCTTTGCGTCGGGCGTCGCCTGGGAGATCCACTCGGCGATGCTCGCCGCTAAGCCTGCAGGGTCGCGGACGCCGACGAGAGTGCAGACCCACGTCGCGAGTTCCGTCAAGGCGATCGCCGCCCCGAACGCCACGACCTCCGTTGATCTCACCGCGCCGCCGAGCATCGCGCAGAGTGCTTCCACGGGCGCGGGTCCGACGTTCGCGCGTGCGCACGCGTCAGCGAGCGTTGCGCGGATACGACGCATGATCGTCCCCAGGTCGCCCGGGGGGCGATCGCTCGCGCC